TCCAGGCCTCAACCTCGGCTTTCACAAAGTGCGCGTGAGCCTGGCGGTGTGGTCCGTCCTTGATCGGCTTGGGAAAGGTCGAGTCCTTTGTACGGACCCGATGCAGTGTGGTGCGGCCGATGTTGAGCATGCGCATCACGTCCTTGGAGCCGATCAGTACGCGCTCGGTGGTGTCATTGGTCATGGGGTGTCCTTGCCGCGCTGGGCGGCAGAAGGTGGTTACAGGCGGATGCGTAAAACGCTAGGCTCTTCGTAGTTGCCGATTGCCTGCTCCATGAGGGCGTAGGTTTTCGGAGCGCTTTTGGCCTTGCACCAATCCATACCGGCCTCGTCGACGAAGGTTTGGCTGATCTCTGCCCAGTTGGCTGCCAAGCCAGCCCATGCAGGACTGCGCGACTTCATTTCCGGCATGCGCTCTTTCCACTCAGGGATCAGGTCCAGCAATAGGAGGCAGCGATTGAGGTCGTCAGGATCGTGCGGGTGATTCCAGCGATCCTTGTCAGCATTGCCCGTCATATGGCAGTAGATCGCCTTTGCGGACATGCCTACGCGGCCATTCAGAATCCATGCCTGGGCTCGTTCCGCCACGGTTTTATCGGACCCAGGCATGGAGGTGTCGTAGCCCACAGGGCACCCGGCCGCCTCAAGCGCTTTGACACACGCGTCTTCGAAGCCTTTCTGCTTAACCTTTCCCTGCATCAGCAGATTCATAACCGGGACTATTGCGTCCAGTTGGCGCTGATTCAGGATGTGACCTTTCAGTTCTACGGACATGCGGGTTCCTTGCCGCTATAGCGGCTGACTTTGAAGGGGGAGGGGTTACTTGGTGTTGAGGCGGGTTACTTCGTCGAGGCAGGCGTTCCAGCCAGTCACTACGCCATTGTGAATTTCGACCGGGGCTTTATGGCTCTCAGGCTTCTCCAGCGCCATGCGCTCAGGCATCACCACCACTACCGGCGCGGGCTGCTCGGCCAGTTTGGCCCTGTGCTGCCACGCATCGTGTGCAAGGCCGGTATCGCGCTGGTAATACAACCCAATGTCACAGAGGCGAAGGCTTACATCGCATTGAGTGCGAGCCCAGTCTTCAAACAGTTTGTTTTCCTTCGCCTGGTCATACGCCACCGGCTCGCCCTGGGGCTGGGCGGCTGGCGTAACAATCGGGTCGCCTAGCATTGGGAGCCAGCCAACCGGCGTGCCTTTTCCCTCTGTGAAGTGGTCATGAGACCAGCACCATCCAGCAAAGCGCCAAACGTCTTCACCATCGTTGTCGAAGTTGTTGGCGCCAATGGTTGGCGCCTGCTCCGCGTCCTCCGTCGAATGCTCTTCGAACTCAACCAGCAAGCGAACCATTGTTCCGTCAGTCGGGGCTGTTGCCATGTCGCGCCAGGCTGGGTCGTGATTCTCTTGCTCGCCGCACTTGGTGCAGACGATTAGATACTCACCGTCGTCAGTCCAGTCGTGGGCGCAAGGCACGCCGTCAATCGTTTGGTTTGTGGTCATGGCTTGCTCCATTTTGCTTTGTATTCGGCGATGAAGTCGGCAGGGAAACCAGACACCCATCCGCACTCACGGCACTTGAATTGCTCGCCGGTCCACGCCGTTCTCGGCATGCTGCAAGACTTGTTGTCGATGGCTCCGCCGCAATACGGCGAGTACCCCGGTCGAGTCATCAGGTTTTCACGAACGGTGCTCATAAATACCTCAGCAAATCAGTTGTGCCAGTGCCAGCAGGCACCAGCAGTAGGCGGGGAGTTGGGATTTCATGGCGCGCACTTCGGGCAAGACGGCTTGCCGCCAATCCCGAACAACTCTTCCGGCGTGTAATCGCCAGCTTCCAGCAGCGCCCGGTCTTCGGCTGAAACCGTGCAACACTCTGCTGGCTTGAGTGCGGAGATGATCAAGCGCAAACCTCGACGGGCGCTGTCTGCCAGCTCCACGTCGTAAACACTGACGGCGACATTCAGCGCCTTCAAGGCTAATTCAGCTTCCGGCACCAGGCTGCCAAGAGCGTCTTCCCGCTCATCCGCTGCGGTCAGGCGCTGTTGCAGGGCTGCGTTCTCCAAAAGTGTTCGGCCCAAGGTAGAACGGCGCCATTCATTCAAGCACCCGTTCGCTGTCGACAGCTTTTCCCGCAGCGCAGCCTCACGCCCCAGCGCCGCGTCACGCTCGGCGGTTACACGGTCGAAGTCGGCGCCAAGGTTGTAGCGAACCGATTCATGCCCGCATTCGCACGCATCCCACACATCGTCCTGACACCATTCACGGCCGTCGAGTAGGCCCTGCTCCTGGCAGAACGGGCCCAGGTAAATCACTTTTGGGTTATTTTCTTCGGACACGGTTATATCCTTGCCGGGCCATGCCCGGGCGGTGGAGTGGGGGAGTCACGACGGCATGTCACGCAATGCGAATATGCGCAGCCAGTTGCTCGTCGGTCATGCGGTCGGCGCCACGGATGAATCGGGAAATCAGGTCTTGCTCTTCTTTGATCCCGGTCCTGGCCATGACCCGTTTAAGCGCGGCGTCATCGTTGTGATAGAGCTTCGTGACGATCTGGCGAGACAGGAGGGCGGCTTCTTTTTCCGCCTTGGTCATCTTGTCCCGCTCTCGCTGGTCGCGTTTTCGTTCTGTGGGAGTCTTGGCCATGGCCTACCTCTTGCGGGCTATGCGGCGCATCGTTGGCCGCCTGCGCGCGACTTCGGATAATCGATTGAGTGCTTTTCAAGGATCTTGAGCAGCGTGGTGCCGGTTATCTTTAGCTTTACGCACAGTCGGCGCCTGCTGATGCCAAGCTCTTTGAACGCGTTGATTCGCTCGACCAGAGTTGCTTCATGCTCGGCGGCGGCCTTGAGTCGATCCGGGCTGTTGTGCCCGCCGTGGGATGAGCGCTTGAACTTGAAGTCGAATTCTTTCGACATGGCGAGCAGTGCTCTACGACCGATTCCGGTGATGTCGATCACTTCGCTTTGAGTGTGGTCGGGAGCGAGTTCCATCACCCATTCCACTCGCTTACGGCGTTGCTCTTGCCTGATCTCAAGCGGAGTGGGAGGCGGAGGTGTGAAAGGCTCAACTCGGCGCCGAACGAATGGTTTCGGCGCAGGTGGCATCTGCGTGCTGTACGTGATCGGCTTCGGGATATAGCCGCTGGCGGGGCCTTCTTCGATCTTGCCGCCGGCGGCCAGGAACTGCTCGGTCAGGGAGTTCAGCTCGTTCGATGCTGGCCGAAGGCGCTCTACTTCGTTCTGTAGGATGCTGATCATGCTGACTGCCTCGCTTTGTTCAGTTCAGCCTTGCGGATCTCCTTTGCGGCGACCAGGGTAGGCTTGAGGTTGTCGAATCCGTGGACGATGACGCGTCCTGCGTTGTAGGCGGACTCAAGCGCCGCCATATCCGGCGCATTTGCGATGTCGGCGAGCGCGTCTACCAGCTGCTCCTTGGCCCTGTCTTCCGGGTTCAGTCCAGAGTTCAGCCAGGCCAACAGGCGGCGGCCGGTGTCTGCGCCGATCAGTTCTGGCTGGTCGAACAGCTTCGTCCGGTCCTTGCTGGCTGTGGCGGTATGGCCGTCGTGGGTAAGGTCCAGCACCACGGTGAACTCGTAGTCGGTGCCGTCGCGCTGCTCGGACTTCATGCCCAACTTGAGGATCTTCTTGCCCTCGCCTTGGACGGTCTCCGTCTTGCTGCGCATGGTGCAGATGATGTGCATCGAGCTGGTTAGGATCTTGTCCGTCAGCTTCCGGTGGCGCGGCGTGGTCTCGTTCCAGGCTGCCCAGGTGTTACCACGGAATTTCTGATGAGCAACTGTCTCGTTCTGCTCAAGGCATCCGCCGGATCCGGTCCACTCATGCGAATAGCTGTCGATGATCAGCGTGTCGTAGCCTGCCTGTTCAGCTGCCACGATCGCCTCAATGTAGCGTTCAGGCGAATACGGCGCATGCAGCTCCATTGCGTCGAAGTCGACCAGGTCCGCGTATAGCGATGCGCTGCCGTGCTCAGTGTCGATTACCGCGATACGCCCGCCCAGGCCCATGGCCAAGAGGAGAGCTGAATAGGTTTTGCCAGATCCAGACGGCCCGGCAAGTGCCAGCCGTAGCTTGGCCTGCTTGCGTTCGGCTTTCTTGAACATTTGAGTTTCCTCAGTTTGGTTGGTTGTCCCACTGCCGCTGGATGCGGCTCATGGCTTCTTCGTACTCTTTGCGCTGGTCGCCGGTGAATCTGTCCGGCGAGAAGGCGCCTACCGTCATCCAGTCAAATTGGGCGGCCATAGCAGGGCTCATACAGCCCTCCGGTAACTCAGGCCCATCAGCTGCGCGGCCTGGGCCATGGTCTGGGGTTGTATGACGCCCAGGTTGCTGGCTACTCGCTTCAGCACTACGAGGTCATCCAGGGTGAGTGATCGGTCGATGTAGCCGGCCAGCGTGACCAGCTTCGACTGGCTGGCTGTCAATGCCATGCCGAGGTGCACGACGCTGAGCTGGCGAACATCCCGGCCCACCGCAGCACTGACCGACTCGAAAACCTGCTCCAGCTTCTTCTTTGCGTAGTTCGCCTCGACCTGGGCGCGCTTGCGATCATCGACGGCGGCGGCAAGCCTGGCTTCCAGGTCCAACACCAGCTCAGCAGAACCGCCAAGCTTTTCGATGCGCTCCCGCTCAGCCTGACGGTGGGCAGCATCTAGTTCTTCGCGCTCGATCTTGGCGGTGGGCGCGGCGTAGGCAATCGTCCGCAGATCGGCAGCAGAGAGGGGAGATTCATTTTCTTGAGACATAGAGCCTCCATCACGGCGCCAGAAGGTACCGCGGGTGATGTTTGGAAGTTGGGTTTAGGCAGCCGTTGCGCGAGAGGACTTGTAGATGTCGTCGATACGCGCTTGAAACTCTCTCTGCTCGGTGTCGCTGATGGCGCGCAGAAGGAAGGCGAGGGTTATCGCTGAGCGCGCTGCTGCGCTCGCGTTTGGCTTTCCTACCGCACTCCTAAGCTCGGCAAGCTCGCCATTGATCCATCCGACAGCCGTGTCGTGGTCACGCTGCTGCAGACTCACTGATCACGCTCCAGGCTCCGGGCGAGGGCGCAGGCGTCGTTGTGGTTGCGGCGAAATCCAACGACCTTATCGGTCTGGCTATCCACTACATGAAAAAAGTCGCGGCCTGCTGGTTTGACCATCATCCGAAAGGCAGCCACCGGCTCAGGCCGATCAATCAGCCGGTAGAACTCAGCAGTGGCGAGACGGGAACGCTGATGCAGGCCATCGACTATATCGCGGCGCATTTGGATGTCGGGGTGCATGCTGCCTCCAGGGTGGCGTTATTCGGTGGGCGGGACGACTACTCGCGTCATCGAGTATTCGTGGTAAGCCGGCTCTTGATCCCTCCAAGTCCGCGCCTCTACATCGACGACTCCATTTGTCCAGACGGTGATAATTGGCCCGTACTGAGGGTCGCTGTTCGTACGAGCCAGGGTGAAGTGCTTCTTTGGCTCGTTTGCCAGCATGCCGGCCATGACGTGAATCATGTTCAGCATGCGATAGGTGTCGCCGCCGTCACGGCTATTCGCGCGGATAGGTTTGATATCGCTCATGGCGACCTCCAGTGTTTGGGGTTAGCGAAAGTTCATCAGCTCGGCGGTTTTAGCCTTACGGGCATAAAAAAGCGCAGCACTTGCCACGAAACCATCAAGACGCAGTTGCTGATAAACGATTGCACTAAAAGTAATGGTCATTTTGTTCTGCTCCGTTGATTCGTTAGTTCACCTGTATTCGCTCAACACTCACGCACGGCTGTTTACCGATGGGTGCCGGGGAGTGCTGACGGGTAGAGGCGAGGCGTAAAAAAGCCCGGTTGGACGTCCGGGCTTTCGGATGCAGTAGTTGTCAGGTTTTTGGGCGGGATCAGTAGCGCCAGAACGCCGTGAACCCGGTGATCGTTCGCCAGCGCTCACGGTGGTAGCGCACGGGATCGGTTGGCAGGCCGTCATCAGGTGGCGGTTCTGGCCGCGCATGGCTGAGCGCTGCGCCGATCAGGAGCAGTAGGAGCATGGTGATCTCCGGTTAGGTTGGGTGATGCAGGTGGGCGGTTATAAGCCGCAGTTTCGTCCGCATCGGATATAGCTCGAATCCCTCCGAGTGTTGCCCGTCTTCACAAGGCGCTATTGATCGCACCAGCTCAGGACAAGGTGGCCACCCTGCTATCACGCAGAAGGCCGAGCTATATCCGATACGCTCTCATAGAGAGGATCGGGCAGTTAACGACAGGCTTTCGTGGCGCTGGTGATTCACTCGTTGTTGAGCCACTTCAAGACCGTTTCCTCGCCGATAGCGCTGAGGAAATCGTTCGGGTCTACGTTGCTGCTGGCCAGCCATTCGGATATCTCGGCCTCGTCCATGGTTTCCAGCAGCTTGCCCGCGCCGATGTGGTTCACAATTTCGTGAGGCTCCAAGTCATGCAGGCGATCGTCTATATCCAGCTCTGCGGCAATATCCCGAGGTTGCGCATCTACCGTGACACGCACGTGGCTGCTTCTGCCTACGCCTTCTACGCTGACGCTGTCCGCGTCGAATGTGATGCTCATGTTGTGTTTCTCCGGTTGTTTTCCCGCTGCCCACCGCTCTGGATGGGCATCAGTGAAAAATTCCGTTGTTTCCTTCTCTCCGACCGCGACTCTGTCCGCCGGATAACTGCTTCTGGTGCTTTACGCTGCACACCCGGGTCAGTTGCCAACCCTCTGAACCGTTGAGGCCGGTTCATCGCTGCCTTGTTGCGTTGGGCGGTGAGGCCCTGGTGAGTCCCTATCTGGCGACTCGATGGAGTGACTATACGAATCCTCATAATATTGGTCAATACGTTTTTGCATAATATTTTTCATGGGCGTAAAAAAACCCACCAGCGGCGGGTTTGTTCTCTTTCCGATGTCGACTAAAGGGTTGCTTTCAGCACCTGGGCAGAGCCTTCCGACGCATCATGCGTGATGTTCCCGGTGGTGCCGCATACGGAAAACATAATTGCTCTCGAATTCTCCAGGGCCTTGATGCTTTGCAATGGGACAGTGGAGCTGAATGTTTCCCTGCTGCGCCCATCGTCAAAGCTGTTTGAGTACTGCAGGTCAATGGTTACAACGTTCTTCCCGTCCTCGGATACGGCCGTAATCCTGTCCTGGCCGCCACATTGTAGGTACTTCCAGTAATTGGACTCGGTTGATATCTCAACCCGGTAGGCATACGGGGTCTGCTGGCCTTTGGGATAGAGCGCACTGACGCGGAACTCAAAAGAATCGGCTGTCGGCTTACTGGATGACCAGGTAACCGACTTGGCGCCCGAGTATGCATTCCCGCTTCGTGTCAGACCACTCTCACCTTCGCCTGCGATGCAGAGCGCCGGGTAAACTACCAGACCAAAAATAATGTGGCGCCAAAGCATGCCGCTAACCCCCTTTAGTTGTAACGCTACAGCGCCGATCTAGGCCACTTTGCGTCAACCACACGCCCAACGACTGACCATGTGTCATCCACCTCTACGGTGGGAAATGCAGGGTTCAAAGGTTTTAGGTAGGCTCGGCCCGAGTCCCATATGAACTGCTTGAACGTCGCTTCATTAGTGTCTATCAGCTTAGCTACGACATATTGACCATTCTCCACGTCGCCACCCGGCGCCACCAGGATCAGCATCCCCTCGCTGAAACTCATTCCATTCGTCGAGGTCATGGATGGACCTCTGACCTTTAGCCAGAAGCCGTTAGGCCCGGCCCAGGCGTCGGATGGGTGCATCGCTTCGAAGTCGCCTACGTTGAACAAATCCATTGCCTCCGCCGCCACCCCAGCCTGCACCCAACTAATTTCCGGGTATTCATAATATCGCGTTGGTCCCTGAGCTGACTCAACGTTGGCATCAAAGGTGTCATCTCCAATTCCATACATAAGCCACTCAGGGGAAACCTTAAGTGCTCGTGCCAACTTGGCAATAGTCGGCATACGCGGGCTTTCGCTCTCGCCTGACAGTATCCGATTGATTGTTGGCTGAGGAACACCAGACCTTTTGCCGAGCTGCGTTTCATTCAGGCCAATGTCGGCCATTTTTGCGCGTATGCGCCCAGCGATATCCATGACTCACCAAATATACGAATGCGGATTAATAGAATTCTATTGCATGAGCTAATGCATATTCGTATGATTAATCATGCAAAACCTCATAGGATTCCAGTCATGACAGTTCAAGAGATGTTGAATCGCCTTTTCCAGCTCGGGCTGTCGCAGACAGAAGTAGCTGAACACTGCGGAACCACGCAGGCCACGATCTCCCGCGCAACCAGCGGCACGATGGTTGGCTACAGCACAGGCAAAGCTATCGAGCTTCTGCTGGCTGAGCGCGAAGAAGCCGCCAAGAACACTGCAACTCAAGCCGCCTAAATCACCTTGCCTGCTCAAAGGAGCCAAACGATGCACTTCGACCCAAGCCATATGCACGACAAACCCACCAAGGTCCGCCTGGACGAGGTGGCCGACGATCTGCTCACAGCAATGGCGCGATTCCAGCGCACACAGAAAGCCGTCCTCGCCCGAGAAATCCTTGAGCGTGGCCTGAACCAAATGATGGAAGAGCTTAACGCGAAAACTGACGTGGCCTGAAGTGGCCCAGGAGGCCCTGTGCCTGAAAGAAAACCATTGGAAGTCTGGCTTGACGGGAAAGGCCAATCGCAACTGGAGCTGTTAGCCAAAGCGAAAGGCATCACGCCCGAACAGCTGACAACCAAGATCATGAACGAGGCGCTAGATCGAATGACGCGCCCGCCAAGAAGCCGGAGCAACGTCGCTTCCATAGGACGCAAGGGCTGATAAGTCCCTGAGGGACTATTGAGGGTCTGCCAATGAAACAACGAAACGGTAAATCGGACGCACAAAAAAGCCGGGGTGCGATCCCGGCTTCTTGTGCAGCACTTACAACAAAGTTCTGGAGCGAATAATGCCCAATCTCAATGAACGCGTCAACACCCCAGGGTTTTCGACCCATGGGATGAGCTTTCACCAGTCTGCAGCTATGCATGCCGCGCAGATGGTTCGCTACCAGTACACCAAAGAATCAAAGAACCGGTTCCGCCGTGAGTGCCTTGAGCATTTGAAGGCATCCCTGCTGCACGTAGGGGGTTCGGCATGAGCAACGTCATTCAACTTAAATCGGCCGGGGGCTTCACCCGGATGGAAAACACACTGTATGAGGCCCTAATCAGGGCCGAGCTGTCAGGACGTGAGCTTCGCGTGGCACTTGCCGTGCATCGCCTCACTGCTGGCTACAACAAGGACTCCGTGAAGGTAGCAGCTCTGTATATCGCCAAGATGATGTACGGCGAAGAAGGGGCTGATAGCGAGCGCGCAAACGTGTCCAGGGCGATCAATTCCTTGATCCGTCAGCGGGTACTTTTCCGTGATGGTGGCAGCCGTGATCCGATCACTTTTCTGCCGTCAAATGAGTGGAAAGTAGACCCAAAAACTACTGTGTTGAAATCTACACACTGTGTGAAAAACATACATGCCACTGTGTTGGAAATTACACACATAAAAGAAAGAAATACAAATACTACTCCTAACGGAGTAGTCGTCGACGCGGGGCGTCAACCTGAGCAAGAAGACCTGTTGGCAGAAAAGGTCGTTCGCTCGGCACCGGCAGTGGATGCATGCCCGTATCAGGAGATCGTAAATCTCTACCACATGGCGCTCCCTGAATTACCAGCTGTTGCCCTTTTGACTGCTGGACGCAAAAAGACCCTGCAAGCTCGGTGGCGCGAAAGTGAGGTTCACCGTGACCTCTCGTTCTGGGCTGACTACTTCGCCTCCGTGAAGGCTTCACGCTTCCTGACCGGCCGTGCCGAGGGCCGCAATGGCGACTCGCCGTTCCGCGCCTCGTTCGACTGGCTGATTGCACCTCGCAACTTCGTCAAGGTTGTGGAGGGCAATTACAATGCGTGAACCCTACAGCATAGAAGCCGAACACGGCTTGCTGGGTGCGATGATGCAGCGCCCCGAACTGATCGACACCCTGAGCGATGACCTGACGGCCGAGTCGTTCTACTTCCCTGAGAACGCGGACGTGTATCGCGCAATCATGGCGCTTCGCTCCACGGGCCAGGCTGTGGACTTCCTGACGGTGGGCAACCACATCGGGGAACTGGGCTCAACCGGCACCCCGGCGTTTGCCTACTGCGCCGAGATCGTGCGTAACACGCCGAGTGTTGCCAACTCCGGCACCTATGCGCAGATCGTGCGTGAGCGTGCCATCGACCGAGCGTTGTACGAACTCGGCAGCCAGGCCATGGATATATCCCAGGGAGATCAGGACACACAGTCGAAAATATCCGCCATTCAAGCCGCTGCGCTCGCAATTGACAGCGGCAGCAACACGGATGAGGTCGTGAAGGCCTCTGACGTGCTGATAGAGCAGGTTGAGGTATGGCAGGAAAGGCATGACCGCCATGCGACCGGCGAAACGCTCATGGGGCTTTCTACGGGCCTTAAAGAGCTTGACGAAAAACTGGGCGGTTTGCTGCCTGAGCAATTGATCATCGTTGCCGGACGTCCTGCCATGGGCAAGACCACCCTGGCCATGGGGTTCGCTGCCCACAATGCGATTCACGCCAAAAAAGCGTGCCTTGTCGTCAGCCTGGAAATGAGCAAGGGCCAGTTGCTTGATCGTGTCATTGCATCCGAGGGTCGCATACCGCTCGCGCTACTCAAGAACGGCACGGCCTGCCAGACCCACGGGCCTGAGCAAATGGCCGCTGCCAGCTCAGTGCGCAATGCCAACCTCTTTTTCGCTGACCGATCGGGCGCAACCGTTGGGCGCATCCGTTCCCTGGCTCGCCGCCACAAAATGCGCTACGGCCTGGACCTGCTCGTCGTCGATTACCTGCAACTCATGGACGGCGAAGGGGGTAACCGTACCGAGCAAATCAGCAGCATCAGCCGTGGCTGCAAGCTGCTTGCCCGCGAGCTGCAAATCCCTGTCGTGTTGCTCAGCCAGCTTTCACGCAAGTGTGAAGAACGCCCAAATAAGCGGCCGATCCCCTCCGATCTTCGGGAATCTGGCGCGATTGAGCAGGACGCGGACGTAATCCTTTTCGTTTACCGCGACGAGGTTTACAACGAAAACTCCGACGCCAAAGGCATCGCGGAAATCATCGTCGGCAAGGGCCGTGACGTTGAGACCGGCACCGTCCGATCCGCCTTCCTGGGCCAGTACAACCGGTTCGAAAACCTCGCCGCCGGTTGGAAGCCAGAACCCACCGAAGCTGCACCCGCCAAGGTAACCCCACTGTCCAGCCGATACGGCAACAAGGAGCGTTTTTGATGAGCGACTACAGCGAATTGGAGCGTCGCGCACAGGCGGCCATTGACGCCATCGGCACACTGTCTCGCGCCAGGCAGGAAAGGGAATTCAACGACGTATGCACCCCGCAGGTGGTCAAGGCCCTGATCGCCGAGAACAAGCGACTGCAAAAACTCATTTCTTGGCAGGGAGAGGGGAATAACAAGCTTGAGGTGAACGCCGGTCCGCTGATGAAGCATATGGACGAGCGCGACCGTCTACGCGCCGAAGTCGCCGGCCTCAAGACCGGCTACGAAGCCTACGAGCGGGTGAATGCTGAGTTGAAGGCTGAGTGCGAGGCGTTGCGTAAGCTGACCGTTGAGCTTCGTGGCTCAGCTGAGTGCCACAACGTGCACCATTGTAAGGCCGAAGAGCATGAGCTGGGCGATCCCTGCAAGGTGCTTGCGCGCATCGACGCCGCCATGGGCAAGGGAGACCGGCCATGAGCACAAGGAAGCTCCATCCCTCCGACAAAGCCAATGCCCCATGGAGCCGGGAGTGTTTTTACTCCATGCCGAGCAGCGTGACTCTGAAAAAGAAAAAGGCGAATAAGAGGGCTCGGCCATGACCGACAAGATCAGCGTCAACAGCGCCACCAAGCTCTCAGAGGCCATCAACGCCCTGACAGCCATGTACCGGGAAAAGAAGTTCGTCGTCGTCTCCCTGCGCCCAGGCAAGGACCGCACCCTGGATCAGAACGCCCTGTGGTTCGCCCTGTACCAGCGAATCGCCCAGATGACCCAGCTCGGTGACGTGGAGGACGCCCGCCGGTACTGCAAGCTGCACTTCGGCGTGCCGATCATGCGCGCCGCCAGTGAAGACTTCCGTCACGGCTACAACATGGCGCTGCTCAACCTGCCATATGAGACCAAGCTCAGCTGGATGGGACCGTGCGCACTGTTCGGCCCGGACGGCTTCCCGGTGACTCGCCTGTTCAATCGCGCCCAGGGCATCGCCTACACGGACCAGATCGTGGCCGAGTTCAGCGCCAAGGGTGTGGTGTTTACTGATCTGCTGGGCGAGGTGGCGGCGTGAGCAAGACATCCCAGCGCAAGCGCCAGGCGTACGAAGAGGGTCACCGTGATGCTAAGAGCCGCAACGGGATCAGGTATTCGCGCCATCCATTCATGGATGCGTACAGAGCCGGATATCGGGATGGTTTGGATGCTTCCAAGCCGAGAACCTTGCTTCAATGGTTCCGCGAGGTATTTGCATGAGCCTCCAAGCCAAACAACCCCGCCCAAAGAAGTGCAAGAACCCAGCATGCGGCGAGAAGTTCGTCGCTCAACGCCTGGGCCAAGCCGTATGCAGCCCCAAGTGTGGCCTCGCCATCAAGGACGTAAACCAAGACAAAGCCCGCAAGGCCATCGCCGAGGTAGGCCGCAAGGAGCTGAGAGCGGCCAAGGAGCGCGTAAAGCCGAAGGGGCAGTACATGCGTGAGGCTCAGGCTGCGTTCAACGCTTGGATACGCGCCAGAGACGCCGCCCAGCCATGCATCAGTTGTGGTCGTCACCATGATGGCCAATACCACGCCGGGCACTACCGCACAGTCGGCTCAAGCCCAGAGCTTCGCTTCGAGCCGCTCAACGCGCACAAGCAGTGTGCACCCTGCAACAACCACAAGTCCGGCGACATCGTGAACTACCGCATAAGCCTGGTAGTGCGCATAGGGCAGGACAAGGTGGAATGGCTTGAAGGGCCGCATGAGCCGCAGCGCTACACCATCGACGATCTCAAGGCCATCAAGGCCGAGTACCGCGAAAAGCTGAAACAACTCTTGGGGGAAGCAGCATGATGACCATCGACGTGCGTACAGGCGTATATCCCGAGGGTTTGATCGTTACCGAAGTGATTGACGACATCGGGACTTATCGTGAACGCATCGTGCGCCAAGTGCTGAATACGAAGGAACAGCAGGTTCGTGAAGCGCTAATCAAGCTTGGTTGGACTCCGCCAGAAGGTGCGACAACCGACTCTGCCTCGCGCGCGCACGCGTTTGGAGGCTAACCATGCTCGCCCATGCGGAGGTGCGCGTTGACTGGTTCCAGGTCATCAACGGGATTCTGCGTGCTGGGTATTCGATCCAGTCGGCGGCGGAGGTGATCAAGGTTCCGCGTTCAACGTTGATCGGATGGAAGCAGGGTGCAGAGCCTCGGTATACGGAGGGTGAGCGCCTTGTGTCGTTCTGGGTCCAGGCTACGGGCCGGGACCGTAAATCATTGCCCATGGTCGCGGTAGGGGACTGGTGGGCTTATCACTCGAAAGCATGAGGGAATACCGATGAAACACGAAGACGAACAACGCGTAATTGACCTGGCCGATGCTGCAGGTCGGGCTATGAGCAATGGCTTGCTTGGCCTGTCCGCCAAGCTGGCTGCCGAGGCTGAGAATTTGTTGCTGCAAGGCAGTGGCCAATCGTTCCTGGCCTATGGCGAACGTCGCGGGTTGAATATGGATCTGTTGCTCCCGCCCGGCCGCACCGTAAATGGCGAGCACCGACGCTATGAAAGCGAGAAAACCCAAGAACTATTCGATTGCTGGCTTGCTGCTCGCGGGCAGAAGGTGTGGACTCCGCCAACTGATGGCGCAACGCCAGTCAAATAGTCGGGATTCCGACACCTGACAAGAACGACTCTTAGCGTCATCGCAGCCCAGCCACCTCGCGCTGGGCTTTTTTTTGACTCTGGAGGCCAACCATGACGGCACCAGACAGGAGTAGCAGCATGGCCAACCCAGCACCCGAAAGCATCGTAGAGGTCGTTGGCGCGTCAGTCGCCAGCAAGGGGATGCTTACGGGCGGCGCCGTGGGGTTGGTTGGGTTCTTCTCGCAAGTGAACTGGATAGGCGTGTCGGGCGTTGTGATCGCGGTACTGGGCCTGCTGACAAACCTGTACTTTCAGGTGCGCAAGGATCGACGCGAGTCCATCGAAAGCGCCGCGCGCATTGAGTCGTTGAAAGAGCGTGCACGTTCATGAGCCCCCAACTGCGTCAGCGCATCGCCGTAGGAATGCTGAGCATCAGCGCCGCCGGCTTCGCTACCTGGCAGGCCAACGAAGGCTTGACCACCACCGCAGTAATCCCCACACAGGGCGACGTGCCCACCATCGGCCACGGCTCGACCCGTTACGAAGACGGCTCGCCAGTCCGCATGGGCGACACCATCACGCCCCAGCGCGCCGAGATCCTGGCCCGCAACCTGAACAGCCAAGCCGAGAAGCAGTTCGCCGCGTCACTGCCGGGTGTCACGCTGCATCAAACTGAGTTCGATGTGTACATGGACTTCGTGGGCCAGTACGGCATTGGCACCTGGCTCAAGGGCTCACCGCGCCGTGACCTGCTGGCCGGGAACTACGCCCAGGCTTGCAACGACCTGCTCAAGTACAAGTACGCCGCTGGGTTCGACTGCTCCACGCCGGGTAACAAGCGGTGTGCTGGAGTCTGGGCTCGGCAGTTGAAGCGCCATGCCAAGTGCATGAGCGTGCAGTAATCCCCAACCGCAGAGGTAATACCCGTGAACGATCAATCGATTGAGCAAGAAATCCAGGCCAAGGGCCTGACCGCGCCGCGCGTCACTCCGGCGGACCTGCAAGCCAATATCAAGGGGTGTGTCTACTTCACCGCCCAAGATGGTGTGCAGGGCAGTGATCCACATATGGCGCAATACACCGACAAGTCGCTGGATCTGCTGACCTTCTGTGTCCTGGTGCTGCGCAACGGTTTCACCGTCACCGGCGAGAGCGCATGCGCCAGTCCTGAGAACTTCGACGCGGAGTTAGGCCGCAAGATCGCCCGCCAGAACGCCGAGCAGAAGGTATGGCCGCTGATGGGCTACGCGCTCAAACAGCAACTGTACGCCGAGTCCTGACCGTGGGCGCCATGGCTCGCTATCTCGTTGCAGGGCTTGCCATGGCGCTTGTTCTGGCGTTGTGGCGTCTCGATCATGTCAGCACCAGCCTTGCCGCCGCAACGCAGCGTGTGAGCGAGCTGGAGACCGCCAACGCATCACGCCGCGCCACCCAGAAGCTGCTGACCCAGCTCGACACCGACAACACGAAGGTACTCACCGATGCTCAAGCCCAGAACAAAGCCCTGCTTGCTCGCCTTGGCACTGGCGCTCAGCGGCTGTCAGTCCCAGCCAAGTGCCCCGTCGTGCGAACCAGCCCAGGCCCCGGCCGCGTGGATGATGCAGAAGCGCGCGCCGAACTTGACCCAGCGGCTGGTCAACGAATTGTCGGCATCGCCAACGACGGAGACGAAGCAATCATCGCCTTGAATGGATTGATCGATTACGTCAACGCCAGCTGCCTCCCTCGCAAATAGTCGGGAACCCGACAGCCCAACCCATTGATTCTGGCCCTCGTTGATCAACAACCAACTGAGGCCAGACCAATGCCAGCACCAGAACTCACCACGCAGACCCCGGGCGATACCACCGCCAACACTGCGCCAGTCACTGAAACCCCAGCACCTCCAGCACTGTACGTCGCCAAGCATAACGGTGGCGGGCGCTGGAAGATCTGGTCGACCGCTACTGACGACTGGTTCAGCGATTACGTTGTTGCCGGTGAAGGCGCAAAGGAACAGGCCGAGGCAGAAGCTGAGCGCCTGATTGCCGGCGGTGATCCGTTCGTCAAGCCTGCCGAGCCGCCGCCCGAGGTAAAGGCCGCTCCAAAGCCCAAGGCTGTGACTGCCACGCCTACCACGATCAAGCAGCCCGTTCTGACCAGCGAAGGCTGGCTCTGCCCTGAACCACCGGTCAAGGAGTAACGATCATGGGCAGCAAGCCAAAGGCACCAAAGACCGTTGCCGCACCTGATCCGCAGGTTGAAGCCCAGAAGGCCGCAGACCTGGCAGCCCAGAAGGCCAACGAAGAGACCGCCACCCGCAAGAAGCGCAAGGCCGAGAGCAGCCTGCTCTCCACTGGTGGCGCTGCTGGGTCCGTACTTGATCAGGGCAAAAGGACACTCGGCGCATGAACGCAGACCAGATCGCCAAAACGCTGAGCACCTTGAAGTCACTCCGCTCACCGCATGAGACGGTCTGGCGCGATTGCTTCGATCACAGCTACCCGATCCGGGGCAGTGGCTTTTGCACTGAGCAGATCTCCGCCATCGAGGCGCAGATGCGCAAGGCAAGGATGATCGATGGCACCACCACGGACGCGGCGCGGATCTTGTCGTCCGGGATCATGTCCGGCCTGACCCCGGCGAACTCGCTGTGGTTCGGCATGGACGTGGGCCAGGAAAGCGAGGACGAGCGCCGCTGGCTGGATGACTCAGCCGACATCCTGTGGCAGAACATCCACGCCTCCAACTTCGATGCGGCGGCCTTTGAGGGCCTGATCGACGTTGTATGTGCTGGCTGGTTTGCCCTGTACATCGATCAGGACATGGAGAAGGGCGGCTTCACGTTCGATCTGTGGCCTATCGCGAGCGTGTACTGCTCGGCGTCCAAGGCAGGCGGCAAGATCGACACCGTGTACCGCGAGTACAAGCTGACGGCTGAACAGGCTGTCAACGAGTTCGGCGAAGAGAACCTGAGCGAAGGCACGCGCAAGCTGGCCAAGGAAAAGCCGCAGGAAATGGTTAGCTTCGTCCACGCCATCTACCCACGCACTACGCACATGGTCGGCGCCAAGCTGGCCAAAAACATGCCGGTGGCATCGTGCAAGGTGGAAGTCGAGGCCAAGCGCCTGGTGAGTGAGTCGGGCTATCACGAAATGCCTGTCGTTGTGCCGCGCTGGATGATGATCCCTGACAGCGTGTACGCCGTGGGCCCGGTGTTCGATGCCTTGCCCGACTCGCGCACCCTGAACGAATTGTGCCGGATGGACCTGGCAGCCGGTGACCTGGCCATCGCTGGCATGTGGATTGCCGAGGATGATGGCGTGTTGAACCCGCGAACCGTCAAGGTTGGGCCGCGCAAGATCATCGTGGCCAACAGCGTTGAGAGCATGAAGCCATTGCAGTCCGGCTCCAACTTCCAGTACGCCGAGACCAAGATCCAGCGCCTGCAGGGTTCTATCCGCAAGATCCTGATGGCCGACCAGCTCCAGGCCCAGGATGGCCCAGCGATGACCGCGACCGAGGTGCATGTGCGTGTGAACCTGATCCGCCAACTGCTGGGCCCGGTGTACGGCCGGCTCCAGACTGAGTACCTGCAACCGATGATTGAGCGGTGCTTCGGCATTGCCTACCGCGCCGGGGTTCTGGGCACTGCGCCTGAGTCGTTGGCTGGTCGCAACTTCACTGTGCGTTACCTGTCGCCGCTGGCCCGCTCGCAGAAGCTGGAAGAGGTGACGGCCATCGACACGTTCATCCAGGGCGCGCTGATCGTTGCACAGGCTGATCCTACCGTGATGGACAACATCGACATGGACGAGGCCCAGCGCTTCAAGGGTGAAGCCTTGGGCGTACCTGGCTCGATCATCCGCAGCTCGGCCGACCGGGACAAGATCCGCGCCGACCGCGCCCAGGCCCAGCAGGCAGCACAGGAGCAGGAGCAGCAGCAAATGATGATGCAGCAGGCCGGCGACGCCGCGCTTAAACAACGGGGGGCCGCAGCGTGAGCCTGACACCCGAGCAGACCGACGACATGTTCAAGCGCGTGTTCGAGGACCACCACGAAGGCCGCATCGTGCTGGACCTGCTGATCCAGCGCTTTGCAAAGAACGCCTGCACCGTGGGTGGCATCGACGCCATCCTCACCACGTACAAACAAGCCGGGGCCCGTGAAGTCCTGGACCACATCATGAACCGCGTTAACCGCGCCAATGGCGTCCAAGACGACCCTAACGACCGAGAGGAATGACGATGAACATGTTTACCCATGGCCGACTGAACCACTTCATGGCCGAAGCCCCCGAGGGCGGCGACCCATCGACCGCAGCACCTGCAGCACCTACACCCACCGGCTCCGTGCTGGATAGCGGTGCACAGCCTGACTACTTCCCCGAGAAGTACCAGGTCAAGAAGGAAGACGGCTCGCTCGACCTGGAACAGTCCAGCCGCAAGCTGGCCGAGTCCTACAAGCACTTGGAGACCCGACTGGGTTCCGGTGACATCCCGCCGAAGACTGCCGACGAATACGCCGTGAAGCTGGAAGGCGTCGAGGGCTTCAACTGGGACGAGTTCAAGGCTGACGAGGGCACCCAGTCGTTCCTCAATGGCGCGCACGCCAAGGGCCTGACCAATGCCCAGGTTGAGTACGTGATCGGCGAGTACATGAAGGCAGCTCCCGGCCTGGTCGAGGGCGGGGTGCAGTTGAGTCAGCAGGATTGCGCCGCGACGCTCAAGGCCGCATGGGGTGACGAGCAGGCTATGACGCAGAACGTGCGTGCGTCGTACCGCGCTGCTGAGACCTTCGCCAGTGAACCGGGCAAGCCTGGGAACTTCGCCGCGCTCCAGGCCAAGTATGGCAACGACCCGGACTTCATTGCGTTCACCGCCAACATCGGCCGCGAACTCAAGGAGGACAACGCCATCAACGGCGGCGCCCAGGTCAACGAAGCTGACTTCAACATCAAAGCCGCTGAACTGCGCGCCCAGCTCCAGGCTTTGCCCGCGCACGATCCCAAGCGCCCAGGCGTCCAGGCCCAGCTCGATGCGATGTACGAGCAGAAGTACAGCAAGCCGAAGACCCGCTTCTAACTCCCCGCGTCAAATAGTCGGGAAACCGACACCCCCCACGCACGAACATCGCAGGCATCCCAGCAATGGGCCGGCCTGCGATGGCACGCAGACACCCGGAAAGCCCCGAGGCGCAGCAAAGCCGATGCACGCCAGGTAATCCCGGCCCGCGATGCGGACAACCGGCAGGCAATCCCTAATCTGCATTGGAGTGCATCATATGTCCCAGCAAATCACCGAGGCGTTTGTCCAGCAGTTCGCTGACAACTTCCGCCACGTTGCTCAACAGTCCACCTCTCGCCTTGAGACCACTGTTGCGCAAGAGCCCAACATCGTCGGTATGTCCAAGTCGATCAACCGCCTGGGCCAGCGTACCGCTACCCGCCGCACCCAGCGCCACGGCGACACCCCGATCAACGATCAACCGCACTCGACCCGCTACGTCGACCTCTACGACTGGGAAGACGGCGACATGGTCGATGACCAGGACAAGATCCGTATGTTGGTTGACCCGACTTCGGACTACGTCAAGGCCATGGTTGCCTCGCTGAACCGTGCCAAGGACGACGTAATCATCAGCTCGTTGGGCGGCAACTCGCGCTCCACCAGCGGCAATATCATCCTGCCTACCGCGCAGAAGATCGCCGTCGGCGGCACCAACCTGACCAAGGCCAAGATCATCCAGGCCAAAACCCTGTTCCGCACCAACGAAGCGGACGAGGAAGCGGGCGAAGAGCTGTACATGCTCTACAACGCTGCGGCCGCTGCACAGATCCTGGCTGACACCACCCTGACCAGCACCGACTACCTCGCCGGCCAGTTCCTGCGTGAAGGCAGCGTGCGCGGCAAGTGGATGGGCTTCAACTGGATTCCTACCGAGCGCTGCCCGAAGGTATCGACCACTCGCTTCCTGTACGCCTACGCCAAGTCCGGCGTAACCCTGGGCAAGGGCGCGGACATCATGACCAAGGTTGGCGAAGATCCAGGCAAGGGCTTCAACGTCCGCATCTACGCCAAGATGTCTATCGGCTCCGTCCGGGTCGAAGAAGAGAAAGTCGTGGAGATCGCCTGCCTTGAGCCATAAGCCAGGCGCTTCACAACCCAACTCATTGATTCAGGAGCTTTAAACATGGCAACCGTTCTCGCAAGTCTCGCGGCAGCCCGAGTGGCTTACCCGCAAACCCTGGTTAAACCGAACCTGCAAGGTGCGGACATCCAGACCTTCATCAGTACTTACACCGTGCCAGTTGGTGGTGTGGCCATCGGCGACGTGATTTCGTGGGGCTATCTGCCCTTCGGCGCTCGCCTGATGCCAGGCACCGCCATCTTCTGCGCCGCCGGCACCGCGTCGTCCACCATCAACCTGGGCGATGCCGTGACTCCGGCTCGGTACATGGCTGCATCGTCTGCCGCGTCCGCTGCCAAGCTGCCGGCCGAAGCCCAGTTCACCAACGGCGCGCTGTTTGAAGTGAGCGTGACCAAGCCAGGTGACGCAACCGACACCAGTGAACTGCGCTCTGTCGTGGCAGGCGCCGCACTGCTGGCCGGCCAGGTGCTGACCTTGGTGGCCTTCTACGCCGGCCAGAACTGATTTCACGGGCCGCCATGGACGGCAACAATTTACCGGGGCCGTGTGCCCCGGTCTTTTTATCTGGAGGTTGGGATGACAATGGCCACAGGTGTATCGATCTGCTCCAACGCGCTACTGATGCTTGGGGCTCAGACCATCAACGACTTTGCCGATCAGGAGAACCTTGACCGGGCGAAGCTGTGCGCGAACCTGTACCCGACCGTCCGTGATGACATGTTGCGCGCCCATCCGTGGAACTGCTGCGTCAAACGCGCTGTGCTGGCGCCTGATGCTGTTGCCCCTGCTTTCGGTTACTCCCAGTCCTTTGAGCTTCCGGCTGACTTCTCGCGGGTGCTGGAGGTTGGCGCCAATGGTTGCCAGATCGATTACTTGGTCGAGGGCCGCACGATCCAGGCGAACACCACGGTGCTTGAGTTGCGCTACGTGTTCCGCAACGAGGTGGAAAACACCTGGGATGCTCACTTGGTGAAGCTGGTCACCCTGGCCATGGCCGCCGCGATGGCTTACCCGGTGACGCAATCGGCCTCGATGCAGCAAACCATGGAGCAGAAGCTGGAGACATCCCTGCGCCGCGCCCGCGCCGTCGATGGCCAGGAAGATCCGCCGCAGACCCTGGGCGATGAACGACTGTACGCCGCGCGCTTCGGGAGTTACTGGTAATGCCTCGCCTGACGCTGAACCAAACGAACTTTACCGCCGGGGAGGTTTCCCCCCGAATGCTGGGGCGAGTCGACATTGCCCGGTATCAGAACGGCGCCGAGATCATCCAGAACGCCTGGCCCGTCATCCACGGCGGCTGTGTGCGCCGCGATGGCACTCTGATGTGTTCCCCTGCCAAGTACCCGGATAAAAACTGCCGCCTCGTTCCGTACGTGTTCAACGCGGCCCAGGCGTACATGGTTGAAATGGGTGACCTGTACGTGCGCATCCACTTCGCCGACGGCACCTACAGCGGGATCGAGCTGCCCAGTCCGTACGCCCACACGATCCTCGACCGCCTGGATTATGTGCAGGGCGCCGACACCATGTTCATCTTCTGCAACACGGTGCCCGTCTACCGCCTTCGCCGTATCACCAATACCGAGTGGAGCCTGGCCCCGGCCCCGTTCGTAACCAAGCCGTTCGACGAGAAGGGCATCGACTTCCTGACCGCGATCACCATCGACAACCCGGCGGTGGGCACCGGTCGTACCGTGACGGCGTCCGAAGCTGCATTCCTTGCCGCTGACGTTGGGCGCGAAATCTGGTCCGGCGGTGGCGTGGCCAAGATCACCGCGGTGACCAGCGCAACCGTGGCAACCGTCGAGGTGACCAACGCATTCAGTGCGACAACCCGGCCTACTTGGTCGTTGAAGGGGTCGCCGCAGACCACCAACACGCTGAGCGCCGCTACTCCCGTGGGGGCATCCGTCAGCATGACGCTGGGCGCCGCTGGCTGGCGCGCCACCGACGTGGGCAAGTTCGTCAAGATCAACGGCGGGCTGCTTGAGGTTGTGACCTATACGAGCCCTACAGCGGCTTCTGGGATTATCCGGTCTGCCCCGACATCCGCAGTTGCATCACCGGCCAACGCCTGGTCGCTTGAGGCGTCTGTCTGGAACGACATCGACGGCTATCCAGGCACCGGCACCCTGTACGAACAGCGTCTTGCTCTGGGCGGCTCGCCGAACTTCCCACAAACCATCTGGGAGTCCCGCACTGGTGAGTACCTGAACTTCGAACTGGGCACCAAGGACGATGACGCCATCTCGTACAACCTGTCGTCTGACCAGATCAATCCGATTCTGCACATCGGCCAGATCAATGCCCTGATCCCGCTGACCTACGGCGGCGAGTTCACCGTGAGCGGCGGTGTGGAAAAGGCAATCACGCCGACCAACATCCGCGCCAAAAACCCGTCGGTCTATGGTTGCAACAAGGTGCGCCCGGTGCGCATCGGCAACGAGCTGTATTTCATCCAGCGCGCCGGCCGCAAGCTGCGTGCCATGGCCTACAAGTACGACTCCGACACCTTCGGCTCGCCCGATATGTCCGTGCTGGCTGAGCATGCAACCAAGTCCGGCATCGTCGACATGGCCTACCAGCAGGAGCCCGAGTCGATCCTGTATATGGTCCGGGCCGATGGCGTCATGGCGACCATGACCGTGGACCGAGACCAGGACGTTATCGGCTGGGCCCGCCAAATCACCGATGGCGCATACGAGTCGGCTGCTGCGATTCCTACCGCGTCCGGCGACCAGGTGTGGGTGCTGGTGCGCCGCACCATCAACGGTCAGAACGTGCGCTACATCGAGCGGTTTACAGCCGGCGTACGCGTGGACTCCGGTGTGAATGCCACCGACGCCACCGGTAAGACCGTGTGGGGAGGGCTGTCGCACCTGGAAGGGAAGATGGTCGACATCGTCGCCGACGGCGTTGTGATGCAGCAGCAGCAGGTAGTGGGTGGACAGGTAACAATCCCGCGCAACGCCAAAGAGACATCGATCGGCCTGAACTTCAAAACACTGATCAAGACCCTGACCCCCGAGGCAGCCGGTAACACTGGCAGCTCACAGGGCAACAGCATGCGTATTGGCGAGGTTTCGTTGCGATTCCTCGATACCACCGGCTGCAAGGTGAAAGGCAAGGGTGTCGCGCAAACCATCAGCTTCCGCAACCTGGGCGAAGGCGTGCTGGACCAGCCGCCGGATAACTTCGTGGGCGTCAAGCGCCTGGAGAACCTGGGGTGGGAGCGCGGCGAGGCAACGCTGGAAATCATGCAGGACCAGCCTTTGCCGTTTCACCTGCTCAACGTCATTAAAAAAATCACAATCAACGACTGAGGTTCCCATGATCAGGCCCGCCAAGCACTCCGATGTTCCCCGGCTGATCGAGCTGGGAACCCTGCTGCACGCTACCAGCAGCTACTCGACCATGAACTTCTGCCCTGACAAGTCGGCCGCATTCCTGCATGAGCTGATCAACGGGCAGGGCGTTGTGTTCGTTGCCGAGGTGCGCGGCGAGGTGGTTGGCGGCATGGCTGGCGCCGTGACTGAACAATGGTTCAGCAACGACTTGATCGCCTACGACTATTCCATCTTCGTCGAACCGTCAAAGCGCAATGGCGTGATCGCTGTGCGCCTGATCCAGACGTTCAAAGAGTGGGCAAGGATCAAGGGGGCGAAGCAGATTTACATGGGCATCGGCACCGGGGTCAGCGTTGAGGGAACCACCCGGCTTTATGAATCCCAAGGGCTGCGCAACATCGGCCCGCTTTTGATGATGGAGATCTGACATGGCAGTAGGAGCAGTGGGGATGGCCGCTTATGCGGCAATGGCAGCGGCCACCGTGTACTCGGTGTATTCCACCCAGCAATCGGGCAAGCAAGCTCAGCTCAATGCTAACGCCCAATCCGATCAGGCCCAGGCCGATGCCGATACAGCCGCCAGTGCTGCCGTGGTGCAGGCCGATCGTATCCGCCGCCTGGCGCGTAACCAGGCCAGCGAAGCCAATGCCGCCCTGGCAGCCTCCGGTGTTGAGACCGGCGCCGGCACCGCGATCAACATCAACGAGCAGATCATCGGTAACGCCGAGGAAGACGCGGCGCTGACAATCTTCAACGGCAAGAACCAGCGTGCCCGTGGATACGTCGACGCCAGCAACTACACGCTGGCAGGCCAACAGGCGCGCGGCAATGCCAATGCCCAGTCCATCGGGACTGTTCTATCTGCTGGCGCTCAAGCCGGTATGGCGTGGAAGGCATCCGCCGCCGGTAAGAACGCAACCGTTCCAAGTGTTGGGGGGAATGCCTGATGGCACAGATTCCGCTGGGCAATTTCGCGCAGGCACGCGCCGTACCAGATGCACCGCAGAACCGCGTTGTCACCATGGACAACCGTGGACAGGCCCAGGCCGCGCAACAGGTCGCCAGCACCGTGCAGAGCGCGGCGTTGGGCGTGCTGGACAACATCAACAAGGAAGACCAGGCCCTTGCCAGGGTGAAGGCCAGTAACGCGCTTATCGACCGCGAGTCGCAGATCAAGACCATCGCCACGGACCTTGACGAGAAAATGCGCACCGGTCAGTTGCCCTACGAAAAGTCCGAAGAGGCATACAACGCCGCTGTGTCCAAGCTTGACCCGGTGATAACGCCAGGTCTGGACGAGGCGCAACAGGGCGAGATCGGCAACTCGATCAAGCGCATCCAGCTGGGCGGCCTGGACAGCATCCGTTCCTCGGCAGCCAAGGGGCGTATCCAGTCGGCACAGAGCGACCTGGTGTCGCGCATGGATATGCTGGGCAAAGATGCCGCCATGCCCGGTGCAAACGTTGACCAGATCAATGCCCGCATGGATGCCGAAGACATTGACGTTGCCGGCCACCTGGCGTTCGGCGAAGCCTGGACCAGCAAGAAGCAGGAATTCAAGGACAACAACTGGACCACACACGCCACCCAGCGCGTGATCGAGGCGCGGGAAAGTGTGGGCAGCCTGCAAAAGCTTGAGCATGACCTGACCGCCGAGGACGGTTTCTACGCCCGCAAGCTGGACCCCGAGAAGCGCAATCAACTGCTGAACACCGTGAGCGGTCGCATCTTCCAAGTGAAGGAACACCAGCAGCGCCAGGCCGAAATGCGCGAAATGAAGGCCGAGCGCGCGCTAACCCAGATGGATCGCCAGGCCGCCACCGGGGTTCCGCCAACACCTGCAGATCAGCAGCGGTGGAAATCGTTGGTCTCCGGCACGTCCGTTGCCGGCGAGTTCAACACCCGCATGCAGGAAATGACCCAGGTGCAGACCCTGCTGAGACAGCCGCCAGCGGTGGCCCAGCAGTTCATCGACCAGCAGCGCCAACAGATGCAGGCGAACGGCGGCAGCGTGGCCCAGCAAGCCAACCTGAACCGGTTGCAGTCGGCGGTGGACAACAACATCAAGATGATGCGCGAAACCCCGCTGGTGTTTAACGCCATGCGCACTGGCTCCGATGTTGCACCACTGGACGTGGCGGGCATTGCCACGCCCGAGGGCCAACAGAAGCTTGGCGAGCAGATTGCCGACCGGTTCGACGTGGTCAACGCGGTGCGCAAGGCATATGGCCCTGAGGTCAACCGCAACCCATGGAAGCCAGAAGAACAGGTCATGCTGTCCTCGCTGATCAAGCAGGCCGACGATGGCACCAAGCTGCAACTGTTAGGCGCCATCGCAAAATCTTCACCGTCTGGGGCTGACTATGCCGCCGCGATAAAACCAATCGCGGGCGATGACCCGATTGTAACCTTGGCAGGCATGGCTCAGTTCCGCAAACTCAAGGGCGCAGACGGCACCGACGTACCGCGCACGCTGCTGGCCGGTGCAAAGGTGCTGGCCGACAAATCGGTGCCGCTGCCCAAGGACAAGTTCTTCCGCGAGGCATTCGACGAACACGCCGGGGCATCGCTGGTTCCTGGCACCCCGCAGCGCGAGCAAGCCTACCTTGCATTCAAATCCCTGTACGCCGGCACCGCCGCGTCGAAGGGGTTGAAGTACGACGAGGGTGACGATCTGGACAAGAAGACCGCCCAGGCCGCGTTCGATATGGCAACCGGTGGTGTTGCTGAGCGGGCCGGCGCCCGGGTGATAAAACCGTATGGGATGGATGACGACACGTTTAACAAGTCCGTGGATATGCAGCTGGAAGGCATGGCCAAGAACAGCAAAATCCCAGTGAGCCAGCTGGAAGACATGCCAATGATGCCGGTGCCAGGCAAGGAGGGCATGTACTACCTGCTGAACGCCGGCCGGGTGCAGCTTGACCCGGACACCCAACAACCCATCACGGTGATCGTCAAATGAGCTGGCTAGACGGGATGATCGAGGACAACGAAGCGCTGAGCCAAGACCAGCGCCTCGACCGCACCACGGATAAGCTGGCGCCTGGCGTGTTCACGGGCGCACTCAGCACCATCGGGCCTAACCTGCTACGCGGCGCCATTGAGGGCGGTCGTACGATCCAGTCCACGGCGTTGCAACTGGGCAGCCTGGCCGTTGAATCCGACCTGTCCATCAGCTCATCGTACGCGCCGGATGATGGCCAACTGGCTGATCAGCAGCAGTTTCGGGAAACCCAGGCCCGCGACATCGGCGAGAAAACCGCCAAGTCGGTCATGAGCCTGCGCCCCGACCCAAGTGAGGTCGGCCTTGTCGGCCAGATCCTGGGCGAGGCATCCGCCGTATTGCCGCGTACCATTGCCGGCGCCGTGGTTGCCGGTCCTGCCGGTGCGGCCCTGGCTGCTGGTGGACCAGCAGGTTTCTCCAGCAAGCAAGTGGGCATGGCCGAGGGCCTGGACGAATCCACCGCCACCAAAAAGGGCTTGATCGACGCCGCGACCACGGGCATCGGCGTTGCGCTGCCGGCGGCCAGGTTCGTCAAACCGATCCTCGGCGATGCCGCTATTGCTGTCGGTGCCAACGTTGGGCTGGGCATGGCCGGCCGTGGTGCTACCGCCGCGCTACTGGAAAGCAATGGCTATCACAGCCAGGCCGCACAGTACAAAGCCTTGGACGGAACAGCGATGGCGACCGATGCGATCATGGGCCTGGCCTTCTTTGGCCTTGGCCGTGTCAACTTTCGCCGCCCGACCACTCGCCAAGTGGATGCCGCGCTGACTGAACGCACCAACCAGCATGCCGATATCGACACCGCCCCGGGTGCACCCATTGATCCAAAGTCGGCCATGGCCCACCAAGACGCGATCCGTACCGTGATCGACCAGCTGCAACGCGGTGAGCCGGTGGTGCTGCCCGACAGCATCCATAGCGCCCAATTCATTCGCGCCGCCGATGAGCCGCGCGGTATGGCGCCGAGCAAGGACGCCGCCCTTGCCACGGCGCGCCAGGATCTGGAGCCGAAACTGCGCGTTGAGCTGGAGCAGGAAGCCGCCGGCATCTTGCCAAACGTAAAGGACGTGAAGGCCGAACTGTCTACCGTTGCCCAAAACCTGGCCGCCCTGGACGACACCTTCAAGGCCCGTGCCAAGGAATTCCAGCAGCAGGGGCAGAGCCGCAAGCAGGCCGAAGCATCCGCGCGCCAGGCAATTGAGGCTGATCGGCTTGACCTGTCCGACCGTCAAAACTCGTTGAACGAAGCATTGGGCGGTAACCGAAGTGCCGAGCATCCGCGCGCAGACCTGAATGCGCTGGATCGCGGCGAGGTGCCGGCCAGGTTCCAGGATCGCTTATCACAACGCGCCGATGCCATCGTGCAGGGTTTCGAGAAAAAGCCGTTGGCTGCCGGTGTCGCCGAGGCCAACACCAAGCTGACCATGGCGCAGATCGCCCGCCAGGAAATCACCCGCATCCTCGACGACATCGAGCGTGCCGACCCTACGTTGCAGCCGAAAGCTCTGGACATTCCGGAGCCAAAGGTTGCACCGAAGGCCGATGGCGCGGCGCCCAAGGCTGAATCCCCACCTGGTGGGAAAGCTGGCGCGCAAGATAAGCCAGCCCCGGCGAACGATGCCGCCAAGCCTGATGGTGCAGCAGCCCAGGCCGATCCGGTGGTGCAGGTTGCCGACGAAATCCTATCGCGCGTCGATGACATGCGTATCTCAACGGGCGCCATGGACGCCGACGGCAACCCGATCACAGTATCGGCGCGTGAACTGCTGGCCAATGCTGACGCAGAAATCGTCAAGGCCCAGCAGGACGCCAAGGGTTTCGCCGCCGCCGCCGCTTGCTTCCTGCAACGCGGGCTCTAAATAGTCGGGAAACCGTCTACCGCTGAACCATAGGCTTGCTCCCATTCAACCAGGAGCAAGCCCATGCGCCCCGAATGCATCAAGGCCGTCACCCAGGCAATCGGCCGAACTCTCAACCAGCAGGAAATCCAGGGCATCGAGAACCGCGTGCGCCGCAACATGAAGCAGCTGGCGCAGACCGATGCAACCTGGCAATCCAAGACCGCCGCCGACCGCTTGAATGAAGCCGCCGCCAAGTCTGCCAAGGATCTGGTGGCCGAGGCAGATCTCAAGAAAAAGCGCGTGGCGCTGACCATCCTGGCCCATGACCGCATCGACAGCTACATGCAGCGCTTCCCGGAACGTCCGCTGGAAGGGCTCGACCGGATGCTGGCGTTTTCCAGTGACGGCAAGAGCGGGATCATGTCCATTGAGACCGCCACCCGAGCTATCCGCGATGACTCGCTGAGCCGCATGCTCGACGTGATCGACCAGACCAAGGGCAAATTCCTCGGCCTGTTCCAGAACGAGGCGGGGAACCTGGCCCTGGTGCGCGAGCTGCACGGTGAGGACTCCGGCAGCGCCGTGGCCAAGACCGCCGCCAAACAGTTCAAGGACACCGCCGAGCAACTGCGCCAGCGCTTCAATCGGGCCGGCGGCGACGTTGGCTTCCTTGATGACTGGTCAATGCCGCGCGACCACTCCCAGGTCAAGGTCGCCAAGGATCAGGCCAAGTGGGTCGCCGATCATGTGCAGTGGGCGAACCGGTCCAAGTACCTCAAGGAAGACGGTACGCCAATGAATGATGCGGAGCTGACAGACTTCCTCCAGAACGCTTGGACCACCTTGGCTACCGGTGGCGCCAACAAGATGGAGCCGGGGCAGGCCGCCGGCAACGGGATGCGCGCCAACCGTGGCAGCGAGTCGCGCCAGATCCACTACAAGGACGCGGAAAGCTTCATCGCGGCACAGAAGGCGTACGGCGACCGCAACCTGCTGGAATTGCTGATCGGCCATATCGACCGTGCCGCGCGGGACATCGCCCTGGTGGAAACCCTGGGCCCCAACCCAAGCAACCAGATGCGCTACTTCCTGGACACCGGACAGAAAGCCATGGACATGGCCAAGCCGAACAACCTTGCCAAGACCGCCAAGCAGCGCAAGAAGATTGAACACTTGTTCGAAGAGGTGGCCGGCACCCGCGAGCCGCCGGTATCTGCCGCTCTGGCCAATGGGTTCGACACCTACCGGGCGCTGAACGTCGCAAGTCGCCTTGGTTCTGCCGTCCTTACGGCTATCACTGACATGGGAACGCTAGGACTCACTACAGTCATCAACCATATGCCAGTTATGAAGGTGTTTGCCAATGAGCTGCGCATGTTGAACCCGGTAAATGCTGGGGATAGACGTTTGGCCCAGCGCGGCGGCCTAGGGCTAAACCAGCTTATCGGCAGCCTGAACAGATTTGGCGCTGATGGGCTTGGTACTAATGAGCAAATAGCGGGGCGCATATCAAAATTCTCACAGACAGCTGCAAGCAAAATCATGCAGATATCTGGCCTTAACGCCTTTACTGCAGCATCTCAGCGCGCGTTCGGCGCCACCATGCTCGACACCCTGGGCGACATGACCCGCCGGCATGATTCCTTGGCTGCCATGGATCCGGCCGACGCCAAGCGTTTGTCCGGGCAGGGCGTCACCGACGCGGACTGGTCTGTCTGGCGCATGGCTGAGCCCGAGGACTGGCGCGGCGTGGGCGATACCGTGCTGACGGCAAACAGCATCTACCGCATCCCTGACGCCGACCTGGCTCCCATGGCGCAGCAACTCAACACAACCCCGCAGCGCCTCAAGGATCAGGCCGCCACCAAGCTGCTGGGCGCCGTGCTGGATGAAACCAACATGGCGATCATCGAACCCGGCGCCCGCGAGAAGGCAATGATGCACGGCGGCGTCGAGCGCGGGACCATGAAGGGCGAACTGTTGCGCTCGTTCTGGCAGTTCAAGAGCTTTTCCATCGGCATGATCATGCGCCACGGCGCGCGCGGCATGGCCCAGGAAGGATGGGGCAAGGCTGGCTATCTGGCTGCGCTGGTGGCTTCCACCACCGTGCTGGGCGGAATGGCCATCCAGTTGGGCGAGGTGGCCGCCGGCCGCGATCCGAAGGACATCACCGATGACAAGAAGTGGGGCGTACCGGGCCTGCGCTTCGGCCTGGCCTCATTCCTCAAGGGCGGCGCCATGGGGCTGTACGGCGACTTCCTGTTCTCCGATACCTCGCAGGGCGGTAGCTCGCCACTGGCCGCGCTCGGCGGCCCTATCGCGGGCGATCTGGAATCGATCTTCAAGTTGAAGGACAACGCCGCCGACGGCGAAGTCAACCAAACCGGCGGCAAGCTGGTGCGCCTGCTCAAGAGCCACTTGCCTGGCGCGAACCTCTGGTACACCAAGGCCGCCACCGATCACCTGATCTTCAACCAATTGCAGGAGTACTTCTCGCCCGGCTACCTGCGGCGGATGAAACAGCGCGCCCAGAAGGAATTCAAGCAATCGTACTGGTGGGAACCGGGCGATTCGACACCAGATCGCGCGCCGAACCTGGGCGCCGCAGTAGGAGATAAGTGATGCGCGACGATCAAATCACGCGGTTGCAAGCCCTGAGT